TTTAGCTCATCCACCAGGGTTTGAATATCTAGGTAGTCCGAGAGTCCTCGCCAATCATCATCTAGGCGCCAGTTAGGGACATACTCCACCAGAAGCCCGGGATACCCAGTCTCTTCCTCCTCGGGCATTGTGACCAGGTCGGGTAGCGTTGCTAGCGGCACCTGCCGTCGCAACTCACTACCATCCAGCAGCCACAGCTCGTTGCGGATCTGACCAGGCGTATGGATCTCACGTCGTAGGTAGGTAAGATCACCCTCCGCCCGCTTCCATGCGATCACCGCGCCAGTCAAGGTCCTCACATCGTCGGCTGCGAACTCGGGGAAGAACAGCGAGGGGTTCACCGCCGAGATTATGACCTCAGGAATTGGCGAGTAGCTAAAGCGTGGACCATAACGCACCTTATACACAGCATCGCCCCGGGAGCTAGACCCTAACGCCATCTCGTAGTTAAGTACGTGGAGGTCATTGTTCCGGGTGATAGTGTCTAGTACCATCTGTTCCGCTGACCCCTCGTCCCCCACGATGAAGCCGGGCTCCTCCCCGAAGAGCATATCAGCACAGACTAGTGACACCAGCTTGGGGAAGTTAGCCACGATATACACCAGCGACTTGTCAGGCGTCTTGTCTAGCCACTGTTGAACCCGCTGAAACACCTCTTGGTGCTTGCCTAGAAAGAGCTTACGGTACAGTGAATACGACTCGATCCGCTCAGTGTGCTGCTCTGGAGGCCATGTATCACCTGCACGAACCTCTAAAACTGATGACATATAACTCCTCACCACCCCTCGGGTTTAGCGCCCATGCCCCGAGCTAGCGGCATGGACATCTTCAGTAGTGCTTGGCTCATTGAGTCTACTTGGTCGTCGTGGGCGCCCTTAGGGAACTTGGCGCATTCCTCAACGAAGTCCTGCACCCAAGGGGCGATGTTGGGATCAGGTAGAAAGACATTACCGGCCTCAACCTGGGGGCTAACCGCTGCCACCCTGGCGATCTTGCTGCCCATCGGCTCCACCGGGATGATCCCATGAATCTTCCCTCGCAGGGTTGAGATAACTGCAGGCCCGTTGGCCTTGTCCTCGATATATATCGCCATAGACTGGGGCCACTTGCGCGTTAACGCCTTGACTGCCTCGATGGTAGTGGGGAAGTCCATCCTGGCCCGCACCTGGTCCAACAGGTACTTATCAGCTCCCCGCAAGCCCCAGACCTGGCCTACTACGAAGTCGGTGCCATCAGTGTCCTTGAAGGTCATATCCCACGACTGTATCACATACTGGATGTCGTAGGGAAGTACACGATAGTACTTCCACCAAGCACGCTTGAGAATCTCACCCTCGGGAGTCGATGGGTGCTGCTGGTAGAGAGCCTCCCAGAAGTAAGTCCCTAGCGTCCGCTTGAGGCTTACGGCCCACGGCTTGTCGAACCCGTGCTCCGGCCACAGAGGCTCACCTACGGCTCGACCTAAGGGATCATTCTCTTCGGCTAAGGCTGGCATATTAAGGATAACCCACTGTTCTCCTCCGGCTCTCATCTCCTTTATAAGCCGGCCAGCTAAATCATCCTCATGCCATCGAGTCATAACCAGTACGATGGCTCCACCGGGAGCTAGGCGTGTACGGAAGGTGGACTGATACCACTTCCATACCTTGTCGCGGTAAGTCGCTGACGACGCCTCTTCGTCGTTCTTAAAGGGGTCGTCGATGATCCCCAAATGAGCACCTCGTCCGGTAATTGGACCTCCGACTCCGGCTGCTACACAACCGCCGCGGGTACGTTGGAGACCCCATCGAGTCATCGCAGAACGTGTAGAAGATACCTTGACCTTCCACAGGTCTGGACCATGCTCACGTAATGTGTCACGTGCAAGCTGGGAGAAGTCATATGCTAGATCGGCGGCATACGAACAAAGGATGATCTCCTTGCGTGGGTTACGTCCTAGATACCACGAGGGGAATTTCTTCGAACAGACCTCTGACTTCCCATGCCTCGGAGGCATGAATACCATCAATCGTCTAATCTTGCCTCGCTCTACGGCCTCCAGTGCCTCACACAGCCTAAGAAGGTGGGCTGCTGGCTGCCACGTCGGTGAGTCGTATTGCATGAAGTCCACTAGGTGGGATGCGGCTTTCCTACGTTGGAGCGCCCGTTTAGCACGGGCTAGTTTTACCAGCTCATTCCTGTCCATCGCCACCAGCTTCCACTTCTGTGCCGTTGACGTATGCCTCAAGTTCCTCATCGGTCATCTCGGCGAATTCATCAGGCCGATCGGGAGCATCAGCTCCGGAGAACTTCAGCCTCGTCTGGATGATGGCGTTAAGACGATCTATGACTCTAAGCTGCTCCACTACATCAAGTGTGCCACTCCTTCTCAACTCATTGAGCTGATCACGTGTTTCTTGCAGAATTTCCAAGTCAGTAGGGACACTAATACGGAGATGCTCCCGCACAATCGCCTTGGTCTGAGCTGACCGTTCCCACCGCTGGGCCTTGATGAACTTCGCGATGGCTGTATGCGAGAGCTGCACCCCGTGCTTCTCACGCAGTTTCTCGGCGATCTGGCGCTGGGAGTATTCCGTTGAAAGCCGGAGAATCTCTTCTCCGACCTTTGGGGTGATCTTAAGTGATCGCGCCATTTCGTCTGGTTCCTCCTCACTTGACATCATGGGAGATGGATTCCAGTTTCCGAGAGACTACTAAGAGAGCAACTCGCGGGTCCCAGACTATGAAGCTCAGAGACCCGCTGTAAAGGCGTGGAGGCTTCTGTAAAGCCCATGTAAAGCCGGTGTAAACAGCGTTGAGCATTCGTCTCGGTGACCACAGTTGACGAGGTGTCAAGATCTCTTCCCCCTGAACCATCCCCAGAAGGATTCCTACGCCTAAGCCAAAGTTGTGCTCCCCAAAGGCCTGAGTTTTGGACCTAATGGAATTTATTATCCGATGTCCAGAACGTGGAAATTTGACGCTTCTCCTGGCATCCCAAAGGACATCAGCGAACTTCCTTTAAAGGTCATTCTGGGCGTCCGAAACTGGGTCCAACCTCCCGAGGACTCCGCCGAGTCCTCTACTCACACAGCAAGAATTTCGTTGTCCAAGAGGTGAGCAGTTTTTGGAAGGTTACCCATTTGCTCTGATAAGAACTCCTTGGATCAAACAAGAAGGATATGTCTACCTCCTGCTTTAGCCCCAGCTAGGGAGCTAAATTCCTAGGATGGACACAACCTTACAGATCAAGTATACCATTCCTGCTACAGAATGTAAATGGACAATCAACTGGAAAACTCTCTGAGGACCGAAAACACAACAGTAAAGGCCCCCTATAATATCGAGTGGGGCCTTTACTGTGAGTCCATGTGTGGGGCTTTGGGATGGAAGGAAGACCCGTATAGGAGGGTTTCCCAAAGCCCCTCGGGGATAGTCTTAGTCTTCCTCAGCATCCATGCTGGTCAGACCGGCCTGAATCACCGTCCGAGCTTCAGCAAGCTCTGCTGAGCCTTTAGTCCACTGGTACTTGGAACGAGGTCCAAACCCTTCGGACTCTACCTTGGGAGCGACGAAACCGGCCTTCCGGAGAAGAATACGAATCTGCCGTGAGGAGATTCCAAACTCCTCGGAGAGGTCATTCACAGTAACTATCTGAGCAGGTTCAACCTCTTTAGGGGTGCCAACGACCCCTTTAGCCTCTAGTACAGGTTTCTTTGCCATTTAGCGAATTGCTCCTTTCGTCAGGGCCTCCTGGGACCCTGCCTTTATCCATTAACAATATACCATACCAACTGAAGTTTGACCATGAGATTCAGAGAATTACCCCTTAAAAAACCCAGACCAGGGTTCCACGTAACGATTGTCCTTCATCCTTTCAGGGCCAAACATCTTGTTAGTCCGATCTGCCTTCTCTCCTCCGCCACCAGGCTTTCGGGGCCTCTTACAGGAATCCTCGAAGAATGCTTGATGAATCTCCTGTTGCTCCAGGTGCTTCTGACGAAACTCTGCGTGAGCTAGCTCATTGTCTAGCTGACGACGAATAGCTCTAAACTGCTTCTCTAAGTTAAGAGCCTCGGGGTCGTCTATGTCTAGCTCCAAAGCGTCGAACTCAGCTTGGAGGGCATAATCACGCATAGCCCGTAAGCTCTCTACCCAGTCTCTAAGATCCTCCAGATAACCCCAGCACTGGGCTTCGGGCTGGTCATAGTCGAAGTAGAATCGCTTGAAAGCCGAACATGTGCATGTTCCGGTGCTGGCCACATGGAGTTTCTGGCAGGAGAAGCATTGCATTCCAATCAATACAGCCTTATTGGGAGCCTTGCCATTACTCTCTAAGGACTTCCTGAGATTGGACATAACTCCTTGCATAGGCTTTTTAGGTCTCTTTTGCTTTTGAGCGGTGGGCCGTGGAAGAGCCCTTTCCTTCACACTGGCCTTCTTCCTACTGATCTTTGGCATTCCCCCACCCCCTTTTGTCCGATTGGGATGTGCAAGATTTCCAAATTTTATGGTATTTGCACAACGTTGCGATGACTGCAAAAACATCGTAAGGTTTTCGTAAACACCTGGTAGAGACTGATGATCCATAATATGTCATAAGGTATTTATTGTAAAAGAGACAGCCCCGCGGTCCAGGTTTGACTGCAAAAAAACCTTACGACGATCTATATATATATAGATCGTCGTAAGGTTTTTATGCGGTCTAAAACCTACCTCGTCGCGATCGTAAGGTGATCGTAAGGTCAAAAAGCTCAAACCGTACCCTACCTGGCCTTTAACCTTACGATCAGATCGTAAGGTCATCGTAAGGTCATCGTAAGGTTTTTTTATAGCAGTCTCTGCCTTAACCCCAATCAACGTCCTCCCCTTACTCCCACATCCCACTGCATCGGCATTTAATGCGTTAGTAGATCGTCTAGATTCGTACAGTACTGGTTTGTTCACAAGTTGTACTTCCCTCTGTACAGCGACTTGACGTCTAGCAGGCATATCCTACATCCCTCTTTACGTTCAGTTTGCGGTAACCTTGCGATCAGATCGTAAGGTTAAAGGCCAGGTAAACGCTTGTTTGCTGATCTAACCTTACGATGACCTTACGATGACCTTACGATGACCTTACGATCTGATCGCAATGTATCCTACCACGAATAGTGGCCTGCTGCTGACTCCTTACGACGTCCGGTGTTCCCTGCCCCTGGCTTATCCGGCAGCTTCGCGTGGATGATACCCTGTTCGGGGTACACTGTGGCCCTAAGCTTTAGAGGCATCGTATAGCCTGCTTTCATCAGGGCATTTCGGGTTCCAGCTGAGGATACCTGGTAGCTGTAGGCCTTCTGATCCCTATGTCGTTCTATCCAGGCGATATGGTCCTCCTCATCATCTTCGGCATCCCAGGGAATGAATTTAATGATTAGGGCTTTTGCCGCTAGGCCTATTTTCACTCTAGCCCTCCCCTTGGGATCGGTTACCAGATTTAGATCCTTAGTCAGAGGTCGGGGTATTCGGATAGTGCCTTTGACAGTGATGGCGACTACGGGGACTCTCGGTTTGCCCCCTTTAAGCGGAGGTACCCATTCAATCCCCCGCTCCAAGTCAATTGTAGTAGTGATGGGGGGTCCTTGATTGATAGTCACTAATCCTCATTCCTTTCGGGTTTGTTGATCAGAGTCGGAGCATACCGGTTTGTGATTGTGGAATCCTGCTGGGCCTGTTCAGCCTCTACTTGTGTATAGTACAGGTGGTCTGCGCTTGCGGCAATTAATTCTCTACACCCTGCGGTATAGACGATCTTCATACGGTCGTCTGAGATTAGCTCAAACTGGCGTATCTCTACCTCTTGTACTGCCGTATATAGGGTCTCCCCTAGGCATGTACCTTGTCCCTTGCACAACGTGCAAGCCGGATTAGGGATTACGCACTGAGGACATAGGGTTATCGCCGAGATGGTAGAGCGGGCTAGGAGCCATGCTTTCATGCCTGGGGTAAACCACTTATGTTGGACTCCTAACAGGTGTGACATTATCCGTCGCTCAGCTTCTCGTCGAGTAGCCAATAATTCAGCCCCATTAGACCGTAAGGGTTGCTCATGCTGCGGATCACGGTAGATATAGGAAATTCGTTTCAGCATCTTGTCTATGATTACTTCTTCCACTATTACAGGGTGTGCATCAAGGTCAACCCGACTCCCTTCGGTAGAGATCACTAAGGCCTTCCATGCTTGGGTCCGAGGCTTGAATCTAGGCACTAGCGAATTAAGTATCATCACTAGCACCACCCCTGATCTTTACCAGAATCGCTCTCTGGAATGGACTGGTCGTTTACTGCAGCCTGGAGACATCATCCAAGTTGCAGAGACTATACGCTTACCGCATAAGCTGCAATGCCATTCACTGAAGAAGTTGCCTGGTAGGGGTATAGTCGGTCGCTCCACTCGCTTCCAGTAATGCGGACACCATATCTGTCTCCAAAGATCACGAAGGTTTCTCCACCACCTGGTATGCATCATTTATCCCTCCTGTTCGATCCCGCCTACTAGTTGTAATACTCTGGTCTTCCCCTTGGCACCTCCTGTGATTTGAACGCCTCGGGTACTCTCCGCCAGTCTTGTAAGTTTGCGTGTAGTCAGTCCTAGCTCTCGGGCGGCTTGTGCCAGGCTAACCGAGGGAGTCATAGAAAGCAGGTCTAGCAACGCGGTTTTGCTTCCTCCTTCTTGGCTATCGCTGACCTCAACAGCATATGTTGGTGTTCCAAATTCCCCCAACATAATGTTTAAGTCTAGCTTACCCAGAAGGCCTGCCGCACGGAACTCCCGCTCCAGAGTCACCGTGGATGAGCCCGTCCCCTCATCCTCGCCTTTGCGCTCAATGAAGATCCCTGACTCGGTCCAGCCGTGGAGCGTGGTAGATCCTAACATCCTCTGGCCCCCCCGTGAGGAGGACCCATTCTTGTTCCAGTGGTGAACCACTAAGACTCCGGTGTTATATTTGTTTTTCAGCTCTAACAACCAGAACAAGACTGGCTGGAGTTCTTTGGCGCTGTTGACATCACCATCGAACATCAGGTATAGAGGGTCAAAGATGATCAGTACAGGCTTGATCTCCTGTACCATGACCTCTAGCGACTGTCGGTGCAAAGGGTCGGCGAAATTGTAGCCGTAGTTGTTCAGGAAGTACAGTGGGAGCTCCGGGGCGAACTGGATTTCCAGTGTTGGGGATACTTGGACCTTACCTACTAGCTGTTTACTAGCAGTTATCTTCTCCAGACGATCACGAATGATCCAGTCGGCGTTCTCATTTTGGACCACTAGCACCGGCCCTTGTTCTTCCACGGGGAACTGATCCCAGAGGGGTTGACCCGATGCCACTGATACTGCCATATCTAAGGTGATGATGCTCTTGAAGCATTTAGGTTCGCCTGCCACAATGCCGTGACTACGCTTCAACCAGATGTCTTGTATCAGCCATCCAGGCTGGTTACGGAGCCCGGCCATCACCTGTGAGAAAGGCTTCCACGGGAGAACCTCAGGCACCTCTATTAGTTCCTGAGGATTGATCATAGAGGCCTCTAAGGGCTCTGTAACAGTAGCCTCTTCCCTTAGCTTCTGGTATGCCCGGTTGATCTCGGTAGTAAGGCGTGTCCACTCATCAGCCCGGCCTCGGTACTTGTTCCACGCCGAAAGGCCTACCATCCGGATGATGTCTTCTTGGGGTATCTCTGACTGTATCAGGGTGGACTCTATGTACCATAGCATATCACTGCGTTTCCCTTGCTCGACGCGTGTTGGCGGATATTGCAGTAAGCGTGAGACCTTGCTTGGGATCTGCTGACGGTACTTAGACAGGAGCTCCACTAGCGTAGGTCCCAATGGGTCTAACTGTCCCGGAGCTGTTTCCTTCCTTATAATAGGAAGTTGGTGCTGTAGTTCTTCGCCAGTATACTTAGGCGCTTCAGCAGCTGGACCCCATAGCAGTCTACCTGGTCTAGGAGGTGTGTACTTATGGTTGGGCAGGTTAGGGATTCGGAGGACCTGTGTTAGGTCCCAGCCCCCTTTGTCGGCGCCTTCCATAGAATACGTAAGACGTTTGTTCAGGGATTCTAGCTCGCCTACCGACAGCTCTTGGTCAAGCCACCACAGGGCTTGGAAGCGATCCGGGGATGACTCCCAGGCCACTGTAGGGCGTATAGCTACCTCTCTGGGATCTACCGGATCAAGGTCAGCATACAAGATACGGCCGGGTAGAACAGACTCCTTACGTCGTCCTCGAGCTTCCGGAGTGAATACCGCGGGACACCAGTATAAGTCAGCGTTTTGACCTTTATGCCGTTCAAACCACGCCTGGATCTTCTGACGATCCTGGGGCCAGGCGAACTTGGCGTCAGACCAAACCCCTGCGGCATCCTTCCGGCTAAGGAACACACAACCCTGACGGTCTTGATGGTCCCAGGAGGCTAGACAGATGCTTAAGCTTTGATCCATCTGTGGATTTACCTCCCTGTGTTCCTTGCATCCCCAACGTTTGATCTTTTCACTCTCACAGGCCACTTGTCTGGCAAGGTGCTTATGTCAATGAGCCAGATCCAGCCGACCTTGTCACCTTTTATATGGCCCCGATTCAGCGCGTATAGGACCTGCCGATTGGTAAGACCGTAGCGTTTCGCTACCTCATTTACTGTTGCGTAGTTGTTCACCGGGTTACACCTCCTCTCTTGCTTCTGGGGAGAATTAGGCCCTCCCCTTTTAGCAAATATATCCTATCAAACAGATAAAGGCCCTGTAAATGGATCTAACCCAGCCGCGAGTCTGCTAGTTTACATTCCAGAACCAGCTATGGTATAATTGAATTAATCAAAACACCAGGAATATCGCGTTAACACCTGAAAGATCCACCTCTCGGAGGGAGAAGTTATCCGATGAAAACAGCAGTTCTAGTCCTGATTCCACCTAATAAGCGCTACCTTAGACGATTCGCTACCGAGGCAGATGCTCAGGTATTCTACCAGGAGCTGAAGAAGCGAATAGCCTATAAGCCCAAGCATCAGGTATACCTTATATCGCCCCTGCATCCTATTATGCCCCCAGAAGGGGCCGCTAAACCAGGTAAACTTACTTGGTGTCCCTACTGTGGTACTACTCGAAAGTTCGTTCGTGACAGGAAATTCGACATTCTCCGGTGCTCTATCTGCCGGGTATCGGAGGAGGAATTCTACGTTAAAACCACAAACCACACATGGAGTAAAGGAGGAATCCCCCTTGGTAATCGTCGTAGAAGGACTCGACAACAGCGGCAAGTCAACCTTAGTACGCAAGCTGAATAACTACTTACCCAACCATCGCATGGCACATTCGCCGGGTCCTTTAGGGTTCTGGTTATTTGACTGGGTATCAGATGAGTTCCGCCGCATGACCAAGAGCCCCCGGGTGATCTACGACCGCTTCCCCCTCATCTCGGAGATGGTATTTGGGCCCATTCTCCGGGGCAAGACAGTCTTTCCAGATTACGTCTGGAGGTTTTACTGGAACAGCCTATTGACCTTTGATCCCTTCCTTATATATACTCGCCCGACGGACGACCACCTCATCCTGGATACACTGGGGGCCAGACCCCAGATGGATGGGGTCACAGCTCATGCCCCTGCTCTGCTTCAGGCCTACGACAGATTTTTCCGGGAGCTACCCCTTACCAGCGAGAGGGGCTTCGGTAACCACGAGGCTTACCTATATACTTATGACTACACCACTGACCCCGAGGCCGATAGATTGATCCGGGTGATTAAGAATGTAGGGGACCAGCTAGGTATTGTAGAGTAGAGGGAGGTACACTCACATGAACATCGAGGACGTGACGATGCCCCAGGAATTAAGAGGAGATCCTCTTGACCTCATCTTCCTCCGCCAGAAGGAACTGATGGATAAGTACGAGACCATCGAACGTAACAACGGGCTATTAGAGACCGATGAAGTACCCGTGAACATCCACCAGGGAAAAGGTCAGGCCCGGCTGAAGAACTTCGCCTGGCGTATCACCGAGGAGTTAGCCGAGGCCATGGATGCTAGCACCCGTCATCCCGGATGTGGCTGGGGATGTGGCTGGTTCAGTCCCCATGCTCGGGAGGAGATAGCCGATGCATTCCACTTTTTGGTGGAGATGACCATTCTCTCAGGAGTGACCCCCGAGGACCTTATTGATGGTCTGGTGGTTGGAGCAGGTGAGACTCCCCAGGAACCTTTATTCCCCTTCGCCCCTGCTCGGCATCGGCTAGGTCAGATATTCCGAGTAAGAGAGGACCGTCACCACGCCTCAATCTATGACAAGGCCTCTCCAGCTGCACCCCCGTTCAAGATACTGCTGGAATTCATCCGTGACCTGGGCATGGTCTGCCATACGCTCAAGCAGAAGCCCTGGAAGCAGTCTCATATGCCTACCGATGTAGCTGAATACCGTAAACGTCTAATAGAGGTCTTCGGTAAATTCATTGACTTCTGCCTTAGCATTGAGATGGGTGCCGATGAGCTCTTCGATCTCTACTTCCGGAAAAGTGAGGTCAACAAGTTCCGACAGAGAAGCCAGTATTGATCGGTGAGGTAGAGTATAGATGAGGAATATGCAGGGGAATACCCTATCGCAAGAGCCAACCGTGAAACCATATACTCGGGGGGATGTTTCCCCGCCTGAGTTCCCCCCCGTCCTGATAGGCCAGGGTACTATCGGAGAGTACTGGGTTCAGTTCATTTTAGGACTATTGGGACGTCAGTCGGCGGTGTATATAGATCCCGCTGGGCGGAAGTTTCTTCAGAACCAGACATTATCCATACCCGGTGATGCATGGCAGCAGGGGTTCCCGCTTAAATTCGCCGATCTGGGATATGCCGCAGATGGCTCCAAGTTAGGGCAACTATCGCGCATATACCTTAATCTCCAATGTGTTGAAGCAGCTCGAGCCAAGTGGAAGGAGCGTTTGGCTCAGGGGAAGGATTATACCTCACTGGTCATTCCTATGCAAAAACAGGCCAAGCGGGCGGAGAGCCAAGGTTACTGCATGGCTAACTTGGTAATAAGCCATGCAGTAACTCCCCTCCACCATCGTCCAAAACACTCAGTGACTATCACTCTCTCTTATCGCGTCACGGAAGCCATTGTGAAGTTCGGGGCCGACTTGATTTTCCTCCACAGGGTAGTTATCCCCATGCTTTTGGAGGGTATGGGAGTAGATTTCTACCTTGACTCCGTGAATTTCCATTTCGCCTCCGTTTTCGTTAGCCCTATGTTCATTCCAGCACTCTACGGTATTGTGGGACCAATTCCCCTGCTAACCTACCTAGAGGCAAACCTCCCCTTTGAACCCGGCGGAGATGGGAGTCTTATCTATCGCACCTGTTATGGGGTATTCCGTCGGTGGTGGAGGGCTCGCACGAAGTCCTACAAGTATGCTACTCGACAGCGCATGCACAACCTAGCACAGAAGGCGCTAGACCAGGGGTTTGTAGATCCCCTGGCCGTGGATACTTATATAGAACGGAAGGAGAGAGAACGATGCGTATCTACCAAAACTTCCCCGAAGCGCTAGGAGAGATTAAACGCGACTTAGCGGAGATGGGTATCAGAATCCATCCAAAGACCTACCAAGACAAGAACGTTGAGGGCAACCCAGACTTTGATGCATTTGAGCTGCAGAATTACATCTTCACTGTGACTGACCCCCAGCCTGACCAACTGGAACCCAGCCAGCCTTGGGCTGATGCGGAATTCCGGGAGCGTATTAGTCGTATGGCACCAAACCCCGGGGAGGCTTGGAAGCTCCGGCGGGAGGTATGGGAGGAATTCCTGATCAAGGGTCCTACCGGAGAGGATCGGTTCGCTTACACATATGCCGAACGCTTCGGTGGATTCCAACAGCTTGACCGCCTAGTGACTCAGCTTCAGGAGGACCCCGATTCCAGACAGATATTCCTATCGGTGTGGAGTCCGATTGACGTACTTTATCTGGGAGGTAGGTCTAGAGTTCCCTGCAGCTTAGGATACTACTTCCAGCTACGACAGGGGCAGCTGAATATGACTTATCTACAGCGTTCCGCCGATTACGCCACCCATTTCGTCAATGACGTATACCTAGCTACCCTGCTGATGAGTCACGTTGCTCAAAGGGTAAGAGCCCCCTTGGGCCATTATACTCACTGGCTGGGCTCGCTGCATATTTTTGCTAAAGATACTCAGGGAGTATTCTAGGAGGGGTCTCAATGGAACAACGGCAGTTAATCAAGCTGAAGTTCCTCCTTCAACAGGACATCGACAACCTCCAATATCTGGCACAGCAGCTGAAACCTCCACGGCCGGGAGAGCATTCGGCAGTCCGGGCAATGCTAGCGATTCGAGAACAGCAGCTAGAGCTGGTGAAACAGCTTATCGCTGGCCATCGACTACGGATCAAGAAATTTCCACGACATTGGTAAGGGGTTTATTATGTCAACACCTGAACGTGTTTCTCGTGACATAGTGAACATGATTATCGCCAGGGCCATCGCTTTACGCAGCACCTGTACACACGCCCAAGTAGGGGTGGTGATTACCCTGGAGAATCGTGTTGTATCCACCGGGTATGGGGGAGCCCCCTCGGGCCTTCCACATTGCACCGATGTGGGATGCTTGGAGGGGCCTGACGGGGGCTGTATTCGTACTTCACATGCCGAGGCTGGGGCTATCGCTTTCGCAGCCCGTAAGGGTATAAGTCTAGAGGGGGGTACCCTCTACACTACGTTAGCTCCTTGTCTAGCTTGTGCTAAACTTATTATCAATGCTGGCATCAAGCGGGTGGTCTACCTTGAGAGCTACCGTGATCCCCGAGGACTGATACTGCTGAAGCAGGCAGGTATAGAGATCGAGGGGCTTCAATTCGTGGATTCCGTTTCAATAGCAGTCACTACCTGTAGACCCCAGCCGGCTCCCCAGGAGGAATAGGCAGTGTTGAAATGCACACAGTGTATCTTACATAAGACAGCTGACCATGTCGGTTTGAAGGGGCAGGGACCTGTTCCCTGCCCGATCATGCTAATCGGGGAGGCTCCTGGATGTCGGGAGGATGAGGTAGGTAAGCCCTTCCAAGGCAAAGCAGGTCGCCTACTGGAAGAATGTTTGGCCGAGGCAGGTTTAGATCGTCGAGATTTGTACATTACCAACGCGGTACACTGCCGACCCCCAGATAACCGGACCCCCACCCGAGCCGAGATCTCTGCTTGTAAGCCCCTGCTGCAAGCCGAGCTGCAGGAGGTCAAACCTAAGTATGTACTACTTCTTGGGGCCACCGCCCTGAAGTCAGTGCTGAATAAGGGGGGCGTTACCAAGAGTCGGGGACAAATAGTGGAGAAGGATGGGGTCAACTACTTTATCACCCTCCATCCTGCAGCTTTGTTTCGTCAACCCCAGCTCATCCCCTTCTTCAAAGCAGACTTACAGAGGTTCGCCCTGTTGACTCGGGGTGAGCTTGAGTCGGAAGACCAACTGCATTGGACCCTGGTGAATACCCCCGGCAAGCTACGGGAATGCCTACGGAGCCTAATATCCGCTAAGGTAGTCAGCTATGACCTAGAGACCTCTGGTACAGACCCCCTGGAAGCTGATGCTCGTATCTACTGCATTGGACTGGCCCAGGAGTGTAAGCAGTGGATTATTCCCTTGGACTATCCCGGTAGCCCCTTCCGCAAACCCTCAGTACAACAGAAAGTCGTAGCATCCTTGTTAAAAGTACTACAAGGGAAAAAACTAATAGCCCAGAATGGGAAGTTCGACAATAAGTGGCTGAAGGCCCTATTTGGCGAGGCTCCTAAGCAGACTTTTGATACAATGTTAGCGGCATATCTTCTGGATGAGAATATGCCCCACGGGCTTAAGCCTCTATCTGCCTTATACTTCAATGCCCCCGACTACGACATTCCTCAACCTGTTAACCCCGCAGAAGTCCCTATTCGAGAGCTGGGTAAGTACTGTGCCTTTGATGTCTACTACACCCTACGGTTATACAAACTGTTCCGAGTCAAGCTGAAGGAAGACCCCCAACTAGTCCGCATCTTCAAGCACTTGTTGATACCTGCCTCACGAGCTCTGGAGGATATTGAGCTACAGGGGGTTTATATTGACTGGGAGGCCTATCAGGTTACCCGTGCCCAGTTGGAGAGTGAGATCCAGGATCTCCTAAAGCAACTCGAGACCATAGCACAAAAGCCCCTTAACTGGAACTCCACAGCTCAGGTGGGACAATTTCTGTTTGGGGATCTCGGACTAGAAGTCCTGGAGTGGACCGCCGGGGGCAAACCGTCCACTTCCTCCGAGAGTGTATTACCCCGACTTAAGGGTAAGCATCCTGTGGTAGCGACCCTTTTGGCTTACCGGGAGAGGGCCAAGCTGTTACAGTTCCTCGTGAGCTGGGAGAAGTTTCGTCACGCTGATGACTGCATCCACCCTAACTTCAAATTGCATGGTACGGTAACAGGTCGCTTGAGTTGCGTAGACCCCAACTTGCAGCAGGTTCCCCGTGATGTAACCTTGAGATCGCTCATAACTGCTCCCCCAGGATGGTCTCTGGTGGAGGCTGACTACTCACAGGTTGAGCTAAGGGTGGCTGCTCTCATCTCGGGTGATACCTCGATGAAACAGGCATTCCAGTCTAATGAGGATATACACCGGAAAACTGCTAGTGCCGTGATGGGGGTCCCCGCCGAGGAAGTGACTAAGGAGCAGAGAAAGAAAGCTAAAGCGGTTAACTTCGGCTTTCTATATGGCATGGGTGCTTCCAAGTTCCAGGAGTACGCCCGGGACAAGTATGGGGTGGAATTATCCGCTGAAGAAGCTTCTGAATTCAGGCAAAGGTTCTTCGACCTCTACCCGGGATTATCTCTGTGGCATGAACGTCAACGGCGGCTGGTGCGGAAGTTCAAGTACGTTCGATCTCCCTTGGGGCGCAAGAGGCGGTTGCCCGAGGTGGACTCTCCCGAGAAGCCCCGTAGGGGGGAGGCTGAACGCCAGGCGATCAACTCTCCGGTACAGAGTTTCGCTTCGGACCTGGCATTATATAGCCTAGTCAGGATTCACCGGGAGTTTTCTCCCCAGGAGGTTCGGGTTGTAGGTACTGTCCATGATGCGGTGTTGTTTATGGTACGGAATAACTGCCTAGACAGAGTCATTCCAAAGGTCCATCACATTATGACCTGCATGGACGAAGTAGAACGCGTCTTTAAGCTTAACGTAACGGTGCCTATTGAGGTGGAGATCAAAGTTGGGCCCTGGGGACGAGGCCAGGAAGTCTCCCCCACGGCTAGTCTACCGTGAATTATCAGAGCACAGAGCAGGGGGTTTGGTTGTTTACACTCGCCACCTGCTCTGGTATAATCAAAATGTACTAAAAGGTTACAAGAAGAAACAAGAGAAAACAAGAGAAAACAAGAATAATCGGAATAATCGAAATAGTCGGAAGAACAAGAGAAAACAAGAGAAAACAAGAGAAAACAAGAGAAAACAAGAAAAGACAAGAAAAGACAAAAAGTAATAAGCAGGGAAAGGAGGGATAACCAGTGTCAGAACCCCAGGTGTTGTCATTCTCATCAATCCGCGACTGGAAGCGATGTCGTCAGCTATGGTACTACCGGAGGGTCGAAGGTCTTCGCAAACGTACAGTGGCTCTCCCATTGAAACGGGGTAGCTTGATTCATCTTCTGCTAGAGACTTGGCTAAAAGGCGAGGACTGGGAGAATACCCTGGCTGGTTATGCCAAAGAGTTCGATAGTCTTACCGAGGAGGAGAAGGAGTACTACGGCGATTTACCCGGTGAGGCCCACCGTATCATCAGGGGCTATATCAACCACTATAAGGATGAGGTTGAGACCAGCCTAGCGGTAGAGCTCAGTTTTGGATCTCCCGAAGACCCCTTTCCCCCAGTAGAGATTCTGCCCGGTGTATTCCTTCGAGGTCGTATTGACCACGTGGTGGAGAATCCCATAGGGGTCTGGGTACAAGAGCACAAGACCGTCGGGAGGCAGATCCCCTCGGAGTCTTACCGACTATTCGACCTACAGACAGCAATATACTCGAAGGTGCTCCCTCTCTTAGGATACCCCGAGCCTGTGGGAATCGTCTTTGATTACATTAAGACCAAGCCCCCATCCGTTCCCCAGATGACTAAACAAGGGAGACTCAGTCGGGCCAAGATCGTTACTGACTATGACACTTACTTGCAAGCTATCCTGGAGAATGGACTTGATCCGGCCGACTACCAGGAAGAGCTCCGTCGTGCCTCACAGCAGAGATTCTACGTTCGCAAGTATCTACCTAAGCCCTCCTGCCTAGTAGAAAGCCTACTGGAGGATCTAAGGATCATCGCCGCCGAGATGAGGAGGCTGAAGAACTTTCCCTACAGGAACCTTACTCGTGAATGTAGCTTCTGCGAATACGAACCTCTTTGTAGCGCAGAGCTATTAAACCTTGATACGGAATTTCTGCTGAAGACCGAGTACATGGTCAGCAGCCGGGAGGAGAATGAGAAGCCAGATGAAGATGGCGAAAACGACGGGGACGACTAATGACATAGACTCCAAGATAGTGCCAGTAAGCAACATCCCCGTGGACCTAAAAGTCCTGGTCTATGGTCGATCCGGGACTGGTAAGACAACCTTCGTAGGCACCGCTCCCAAACCCCTACTACTCTTGGATGTTCGGGAGCAGGGTACCGCCAGTATCCGGCAGAGCCCAGATACCTATGTATATCCCATCGAACGTTGGGATGATTTCGAAGCAATCTACTGGTATCTGATGAACAACAAGGGTCAGGTGAAGTTCCGAAGTGTTGCCATAGACTCAGTGACTCAGCTGCAAGAACTGGCCATACAGAAGGTAATAGGGAGTGACTCCGGGGGAACGGCCTCAAAACGGGCTTGGGGCGAAGTCAGCGGTCTTCTGAAGACTTGGATTGTGATGTTCCGAGACCTACCCCTGAATGTCATATTCACTGCTCAGGATCGTCTCACAGTTCTAGAAGAGGAGAGTGAGGATGACGAAGGTATTATTGTTCCTGAAGTAGGGCCCTATCTTATGCCCTCAGTTGCAAAGACTCTAAACGGAGCCGTAGGAGTGATTGGACAGACTTTCATCCGTGAACGGTCTGTGACTACTAAGACCAAGAGTGGCAAGGAGAAGGTCAAGCAGGTAGTCGAATTTTGCCTAAGAATCGGCCCCCATGCCCGGTACACCACCAAACTCCGTCGTGATCCCCGCTTGGGCAGCGAGGGAGATGTCCCTGCTGTTTTGATAAGCCCCACGTTTGACCAGATCGCTGAACTATCAATTGGTGAGGAGGTATAATCTAGACATGGCCAAGAACTCAAAGCGTACTCTTAAGTTGGACATGACCGACGTAGAAGCCCGAGTACTAGTCCCCGAGGGAGACCATATAGCCACTGTAGATGAGGTTACTGTGGAGGTCTCAGATAATTCGGGCAAGGACTATCTCAGGTGGAAGTTGACTGTAAAAGATGGGGGTACACTGTACCATAACACCAGCCTTCAACCACAGGCACTGTTTGGTCTAAAGAACGTACTCGTCTCCCTTGGGGTGGCGGTACCCGCTTCTGTAATGAAGCTAGACCTAGATGATCTTGAAGGTCGTCAAATGGGTGTAACCGTAGAGCATGAGGTGTTCCAGGGCAAGAAGCGTCCTCGTATCACCGATGTCTATCCTCTCGAGAGTGATAAGGCCATTGGCGAAAGCTCCGATGAGGACGAAGAGGACGAAGAGGACGAAGAGGAGGTAGTTGATCTGGATTCGATGACTCTGGAGCAACTCCTAGATTTCGCCAAGGAGAGCGAGATCAGCCTTAAGTCCATCCCCAAGAAGGACAGGAAAGACCCTGGTATCGTCAGGGACTATATCCGCCAGACGCTGGATGAAGAGGACGATGACGACGACCTTTAATTCCTAGGGGTAGTCTTATAAGGCCAGGGCCTTTCGCGTAGAGCCCTGGCCGTCCCCTAATTGGGAGGTTGAACATAGCATGGGCCGACGTACATCCGGGGAGTCTCAGATTACCGAATCACAGATCACAGCAAAGATTCTGTCCCAGCTTAAACGCCTGGGAGGTTTTTGGTATAAGACTCATGGGGGGCCTTTTCAAGTTCGAGGGCTACCCGACATTATAGGATGTTATCAGGGAGCTTTCTACGGTCTAGAGGTAAAGGTACCCGGTCGTGAGAACACCCTCACAGCCTATCAGAGCCATATGCTAGAGACCATCCAGCTAGCTGGGGGACACTCCGGGCTAGTGACATCCCCTGAAGCGGCTGTGGAACTTGTAAAACGGGAGGAGTATTATGATGCTAAGGAACGGT